CAGTTATTGTTTTTACTTTAAAATATCCACTATCCCCACGTTGCATAATTTCTTTATTATAGTGTCTCATTAAAAGATTTAACTTATCAGCAGTCAACACATTGAAAGAAATTAAAGACTTAACCACATCATCTAACTCAGTTGAGAATCTATATTTATTTTTATTTATCATAGAACATAAACTTTTAAAGTTTACATGGTTTCTTGTATGACACTCATACATTGTGTAACTATGTTCTTTAAACAACATTTCTAAGAAAAGTAAACTTTCTACAATATTTGAATTAGCCATAATTTCCATAGCCAAAACATGATTGTCTCTATCACCACTCTCAAACATGTTTTTTAATTGACCAAACATTTCATAATCAATAATCACATTCTTTGAACTGATTGCAGCAATTAAACCTGATACATCATAAATTGTTTTTGTTTGTAAAAGCTCAACTTCTTCAATAAAATCAGGATGAACTTCATAAAATGATTCAGAATCATCATAATTAGTAGGTAAATCAAGTTTTTTCTTATTTACAAGATCTCTTAGTTCATTAACTGTGTTCCAATTATAATAAATTTTACATTCTTCTTCACCATGCAAAGTAGTATAGGCATCTATTACATCTTTTAAATCTGAAATTTGTGTAGGATCAATATAAAAATATGAACTTAAATAAGGTTCTATTTTACTAAACTCACTTTTACTTAAAGAATAGTACCAACTTGTACCATTATTAGTTTTATAGTATTCATGATGTGTTTTAGCAGAAGCAAAAATATAATTAGCAGTATTAGCATCTCTTACACTTTTTGTTCCATATTCATCATTGAAGGCTTTAAGTTTTGTTCTAGGTAATTCAACACCAGGTAATAAATATAACTTATCTCCTTTAGTAGGGGTATAATCAATATCTACAAGATTAAATAATTTTTCTGTACAAGGTATTAAATGTATAAGTTTATGAGACAACTTACCCTGACTTATGCTTACAAAAATTTTTGCTATCATTTTTTTAATATAAAAGAAGATAGGGGAATAATCCTCCCCTATCCCGGTTAATAATTAAGTTAACTTTTTTTACAGGGAACTGAATAGTCCTGATTATTTAACAGACATCTTTACTACATTAGCATTCATCATCAATGGAGCAAATTTAACCTTGTTACCATTGATTAATTCTTTGATGACATAGTATCTCAAGTCATCAGTAAAAGAATCACATTCAGTAGTTAATTTGATAATTCTATCAGTCATTGCTTTAGTAACAGGATTCTTCTCTGCATGAGTCAAACCATAGTTAACAATTCTTGTTGCAACTACACTAGATAAATCAGCACGGAAGTCATCACCTTCTCCTATAGCATGTTTAAGTGTGTTTAACACATACTGCTCATCTTTCTCAAAGATATCTTTAGGACCAATAATCTTATCTAGTTTGTTATTGATAAACATAGTAAACATAGATGCAAAGTCAGGACCTACAGAACCCTCACCAATCATTTGAATAATTGGTAATTGTTTAGAGAAATCTTGAATAGAACTGATAGAGTTAAAGAATGTAGTAATCATCCTTGGATTAATTCTTTGAGAAACTAACTCAGGATTCATCAATAAGAAGTTAATACATCTACTATCTATTTGAGACTTCTCAGCCCATTTAGCCCATATACCTGCATCAAATTTTACTTCTGTAGAAATAAATCTGGTCTTTTGAGCAATATCTAAAGAAGTAACATTATAATCACCATTGTCTGGATTAGTAGTTAACAAGATATGCCAGTTCTTAGGTAATTTCCAAGAAGCATATGCTTGCTCATCAATCAAAGTCATGGTAGCTTGCATAAATCTGTGGTCAGCTCTGGTATAGTCATCAAGAATCAAGAATCCACCTTCTTTCTTACCCTGAATCCATTCAGGAGCAGCATGTGACATTCTTTTATTGATTACTTTGTAACCTTTCTTCATTGCTGCATCAATCTGATGCTCATTAATCCAGGTAGTTTTACCTTCTGCATTTGAAATCTCAAATTCTTTAACAGGAAAACCTACTAAATCACCCAATTCCTCAAACTCTGCTAAGTTTAATCTAATAATATCCATGTTAAGCTCTGCAGCTAATTGTTTTACTGATGAAGTTTTACCCAAACCTGCATCACCCTCAATATTAACAGCTACAGGTACTTTACCTAAGCTTTGAATGTGTTGGTTATTAACAACCATATACTTTACGAAATCTTTTAACTCATCTAGGTTTAATTGAACTTGGCTCATAACTTTTCTTTTTTAATTTTTTATAACTCTAACTTAATAACTTTGCCTGGTAATGCTGTGTTCAGATGTGATCTTTCAGATAATACCCACAATACTTTGCCTTTTGGCTTTATACTAGTGTAACACTCACCATCAGTAAAATATATCAAACTTGTATACTTTCTGATGTTAGCATCATAATACTCTAGGACGGGATCAAATTCAGTCCCACCTCTACCTACAATGTTCAAATCATTCTTGCCTTTATAGGCTTCAATGCTTTTGATTTTGGTGTCACATTGTATGATAGTTATATCTACTCCAGTTTTATGAATGTGTTGAATCTCATTCATGAATTCTTTAAGCTCATCATTACTTACTGAACCTGAAGTGTCAATGGCCAACAAAATATGCTGACGCATTTTAATTTTTAGACCTGGAAAAGCCGGAAATCTTTTGTTTTCCTTTCTCTGAAGTTTCTTGGTAAATACTTTTGTACTTGTACCAGTAAATCTTCTGACATAACCTTTCCAATCAAATTTTTGTTTTACAATTTGTTCTACTTTTATCAAATCTGACATCTCACCAGGAACAGTACCTCTTTTCTTTTCAGTCTGGTCTTTAGCTTCAGTAAGAATTCTTTGAATTTGGCGGTCCATAAGCTTTTGCTCTGTCTCACTAATATTATCAAATTCTTCCCATGTATCATGTTCAGAGCCTGTACCCATTCCTTGTTCCATTTGGTCAAGTAATTGGTCAAGGGCTTCAGAACCTGAACTACCTGTTTGCTCTTTTTGCTCCTGTGCATCCTTCAGCTTCTTATAGTAGTATTTAGTACCTGCTTTTCTATCAAGGTTTAACTCATGATAATCATCAATAATTATACCTCTCATAGGTATTTTAGCTTCAATTTGTTTCAATTCTTCTTCCGTAGAACCAGAATCTTTGGCTTGTTTATATTCAGCCATTACAGTCTCTTTAAGAGCTGTATATTCATCTGTGGTATATTCACCACCGGGTAACCATGTATCTTCTATATACTGGTTAATCTCCATGTCCATTGCAACATTGGCCATTCTCTTATCAGCATATCCGTGATAAGCTGTTAAGTGTCCAAAAGCAATATGTAACAATTCATGTTTCATGATACCCAACCTATGTTGGTCTGTAAGTGTATTGACCCAGAAATTTTCATTTATGGCCAATTGGTAGTTAATACCATTCTTGCTTACACCTGCTGTCGGAATATCATCTCTCCAATGCTTATTCAGCTGTATTAGAAAATAGCCATAATATGGCTCTTTAAGCATAAGGTCCTTGATGGCCTTGCTTAGTAAATCTACTTTATTCATAAGCCCTTACTTTTTTACTATTTTCAGATCTCCTTTAAATTCAAAACCAAATTTTTCAAGTTTAGTTTTTACAGTTTCTACATACATTTCAAAATAAAAAATTATACACTCATTGTAATCAGGACAAACCTTAAAGTATTCTATAACATTAAGTACTTTCTGTTTATCAGTAAAGCACATAGAAAAAGTATAACCTAATTCTATGTATAATACTTTATGAAATTTAGTTTTTTCCCAATAAGCTTCATTTTTACCAGAAAAGATAAAAACCATAAAAATCCAGAACATATTCTCTTCAATGTCTAAAGAGTCAATAATTGTATGTGCTAAATAAGAATTAGTTTCATCAGGAGAATTAATCATTGCAATCAGATTCTTACATTCTTCTTTTCCAAATTTTACTTTTTCCATCAGTCTTTTTTTTTACATTTTACCAAATAGAGACTTCTCTCTACATTTTCTTACATGCTTTTCAATAAAAGCTAAATACCTGTAAATGCGTCTAAGTGTTTTCATATTAATTTGCATATTTCCATTCAAAACCACCTGTTGATTGCTGTAAACCTTGACAACATTTATTTATGTTGGTGTCAAATATTCCATTTGCTTTAGCTGCAAGTTTACTTGAATCATAACTACATATATATTTTCCTTTGTAGTATTTATGAACTGGCTTTGCAAAAGTTAATCCCATTTGTGATACATCTCCTATTTTGTTAGGAATTCTAGATTTTTCTGAAAACTTTCTGAACTGTCTATTATTGGTACTAATAATTAATCCTGCTGTACATCTGGATATAGCACTTTTATAAATATCTAACTGTTTTTCTAATTCAGCAAATGTTTGTACATCAAACACTTCTAATAAATAACCTTCAAGGTCATACATTGCTATTTTCATAACTATTTTATTTTATAAAATCTACCTAGAATATTCCCATTCAGAAACTCCTCTTTTTCAAGTACTTCATACACAAATTGATGTTTAGTTTCTTGATAAGTAAGTTCTCTAGCTGAAAAACATATTTTAAGTATTTCTCTTTTAATACTTACTCCTTGTTTATGTGCTTCTTTAAGAATCATATTACTGCTAAAATAGTTTCTAAAATTTGGTTGTATTACCATTTTATATTTCTTCAACCTTTTATCAGTACTGACCGCCAGAGCTTTCTTACCCAAGGATCTTTTGATATTTGCAAAGAAGTTTTTCTTTCCTATGTACATAAAAGACCTACCATCTATTATAGCTGACATAATATAAACAAAACCTATTGCACCTTCAGGTATATGAGAGTCTTTAAACTCTTTACCTTCATAGATCCATTCTGCAGAATCTTTCATAATTTACTTTTTATTAGATTAAACACAATGTTTCTTGTTTCTTGAACACCTCTAGCTTTTACAGTGTCAGAGATATCCTTCTCAAAGGGTAGTATCAAGTAATCAAAACCATATCTCTTCTGATATGCTTTAGAAGCTTCAATACCGGGCTCATCATTGTCAAAGAGTACTATGATCTTAGCATATTTATGCATATACTTTTTCATAATACCTTCTGCAATAACAGTGTTTTCACTATCCGGAGCAATAGCTTCAGCATTACCAATACCAAGAGTCTTAAAAGACATGATATCCTTCAGAGATTTGGTAAGAATAAGATACTTACAATCAAAGTTAACCTGCTCAGAACCCTGAATATAATCAGAGACTTTGATAAATTTACTTTTCTTATTTTTAGGCTGATATATCTTATACAGAGTACCATCTTTTCTAAAATAACCATAAGTATATTGATTCTCAAATCTTAATTCCTTTACCTCACCAGCATTATCTGTTTTACTCAAGATGAAATACTGTAATGGTTGAACATTATATTCTTTTAGTAATCTAGAAGAAATTTTGTAACCCATCCAGAAATCCTGATCAAGATTATTCCAGTGTCTTATTTCATAATCAGAAACTTCATATCTACTTTCAGCTACATATTCTCTTGGTGTAATGTCATGTCTAGAAACATATATGGAATAATCATCCATAATTTTTCTAACAGCAATACCTCTTGATTCAAGATTATGATAAATCATTACAAGCTCTATTGCATCACCAGATTTACCAGAAGAAAAATCCTTAAATCTATATTTACCCATCTTATCAGGATAAATACAAAATGATGGAGTATTCTCTTTAACAAATACTGATTTGATTTTAAGATCTTGTCCGGTTAATTTTTCTGTAAGATTTAAATAGAACTCAAAGATCCATTCTGTAGGAACTTGATTCAAGTCAGAAATTAGTCCTTTAGTTGAAATCATAACTAAAAATTTTAGAATAAAAAAGGGAGCACTGAGACTCCCTTTCTCAAAAGTTATTTACTTTTAATCTAAGCTGAAGTCTGCAGCATTTTTACTTGGAACAGAGAAATCATCATCTTGTCCTCCAAATTCTTTTTTCTCAGTTACTTCAAGCTTTTTAAGGTGTTTAGCCTCATTATACTCTAAGTTTTTACCTCCTTCAAGAGCAGCAAATGCATATTTGTTGTTCTCTGCTTTTGGTAAATACATATCATAGTTAGTGTAACCAGTTTTACCCATATACTCTTTACCACCTACACACCATTTAAGATATTTATCTTTGATAGGAGCATTCTCACTGAAGTTTTTAACAAAGTCTTCAATTGTATCAAACTTGTTATCTTGAGAAATAAACCACTCATCAATCTCAAATGTATGAGCTAAGTTCTTCAAGAAGATCATGATAGATCTATCTCTTTGAATTTTAATTCCAGATTTAGTTTCACCATCAGCAAATGCATATTGGCTTGCCTTTACTCTACCAATTTGACCTGCATAGCGTCCTTTGCTTTCATCATCTTTGTCAATCATAAAACCTTCAAAGTCATCCATAGGAGGAGTTTCTACATTCAACATTAAGTGGTATGCACCTTCAATAAATGTAAAATCTTCTAATGTAACAGAGTTAATTTTTAAAACATGATTACCTGGTGTAATTGTTTTAGGCATCCCTGAGCCTGTTCCTAAATCAGTTGTACTTAAAGCCATCTTTTTTTTACT